AATGACGTCTATCTGACTATGTTGGATAATGCAAATGAGATGATTGCTGTTAGTGGCGAAACACACAGGGAAATGAGAAAAGCATACTCCAAAGATGGCTCTAATCTCAGTATGAGGGAAATGAGCCGTGAGTTTGGCTTCCCCGAATCATGGGTTTACGAATACGTCAAAATTAACCGATGGAATCACCAAATGGATATTCACACCGATGAAGAGATTCAAAATCGGTCAGAAGAAGACCTTGTTCAAGAAATTGTAGATACTAAACGGAATATAGTCTTGGAAAAGGCTAATCGAAAATATTGGCGTGAAATATCGAAAGATGCCGACAGAATGCGTCTTCTTGACGATTATCTGCTGAATGAGTTTAGAGAAGCACTAAAAACGCAGAATCTTGCTCCTAAAAAGGTCACAAAACTGAAAATGGCGAAAGCAGAGCCATTTGCGGTGGTAATTTCCCCTACCGACCTTCATTTCGGTGAAAAGTGTTGGGTAGACGAAACCGGCAACGAATATGATACCGAAGAAGCCCGATTGAGGCTTCTTGATAGGACTGAGAACCTAATTTCTCGACTTCCGGGTCGTCCTGAGAAGATTTTTCTTGCTACGGGTTCTGATTGGTTCCATGTTGATAATCCACAAGGTTCTACAACGAAAGGGACGTTACAGGATATGTCTACGACCCCAACTCAAATCTTCATGGATGGTTGTCTATTGGCGAGAGAACATATTGAGTTGCTGAGAAAGGTTTCTCCTGTTGAAGTGGTTTTTATGCGAGGTAATCACGATAGACACATGGCTTTGGCTCTGATGATGTATCTTAGTGCGGTTTACGAGAATACTGATGACGTAAAAGTAATATGCAACCCAATGATACGTCAATATCTTACATGGGGTAATAATCTGCTTGGCTTTACGCATGGTGATGGGGTCAAAGGTAATGATTTGCCTCTTCTTATGGCTACTGAGGAACGAAAGGCTTGGGGTGATTGCGAACACCATACTTGGTTTCACGGACACCTGCACCACATGAAGTTAACTGAGAAGGGTGGAACGACTGTTGTTCAATTACCGAGTTTGGCGGGAAATGATAGATGGACGTTTAGTAAGGGGTATACTGACTCAAGACCGGGGATTTGCGCCCATCTTCTCGACAAGGACTTAGGGTTAATTGGTAACCTATTTGCTCCGGTGATTTTGGATGAGTAGTTTCAATACTGATTTTGCTATGGCGCGTAGTCGTACTGATGTGAAATATTTCTACCGATGGCTTGGTTATACGTGGGGGGAGCATATTGGCGAATGGATGGAGATGTATGGGGCGCGTGATGATTCCTCTGTTCATCGTGTTTGCGTAATTGCTCCACGTGACCACAGCAAATCTACTACTCTGCGGGTAAAACTACTTCACTCTGCTCTTTTTGAGAAGTGGCGTAACAAACCTTTCACCTGTTGGCTCTTTTCAGCAAGCAAGGACTTGGCTATGCGACGTTTGGAGGAAATTAGGGAGGATATGAAGCGTCACCCTCAACTCAGTAAGTATCTCAATACGAAAAGAGGCAACAAACTTGAATTACATTTCAATAACGGGGCATGGATTCGTGCTACTTCGGTTGGAGCCGCTATTCGTGGGGAGCATCCCGCCTGTATTGCATTTGATGACGTTCTTGACGATATGGGCGATATGGATTGGACGAATATTCGACATTGGTTCCGAAAGAAGGTCACTCCTATGCTTAGTCCCGGCACTTCCATATATGTCGTCGGCACACCGATGAGTATGGTAGACCTATACCATAGCGAGATGTTACAGAATGAGGCTTGGAAATCAGGCGTATGGTCGAGTATTCCTAATTGGGATGAATACAAATCAAATCCCGATATAGAACCGGAAGCACTTTGGCCTGAGTTTAGGCCCATCAAGTTTCTTTTAGAGCAAAAGCAAGCGATGGGAGAGTTGGCGTTTGTGCAGGAATATCTGTGTAAAGTGGTTGATGATGAAGCGGCTGTTTATCCACGTAATCTGACTCGTAGAAACCTCAATATGGACGCGGTCTTTGAAAATGAGAAGTTAACCAACGATAAGTATGCGATAGGTTTCGACCCTTCTCATGGTTTGGGTCAAGATTACAGCGTCATGGTTTGTTTGAGGCAAGATTCTGATGGGTATATTCACCTTTGTAATATTTGGCGACGAAATGACTTCCCTCCTTCTCGACAAGCCGACATGATGATTGATTGGAATAAGCGATACGGGACTCCTGCCTTCGCTGTTGAGTCGGTGGGCTTCCAACAACTGTACGAGAGTCTACTAACTCAGAAAAATGCTGGTATTGACTACCGTGAGAGCAAAGTGAGTAATAGGACGATGAAGCAAGGTCTTCTTAATCGAATGCGCGTGTGGTTTGAGCGCGAATTGGTCTGCTTTCCCTATGGAGATGATTTCACAAGGAAAACCATGAATATTCTGTTAGAGGAACTAGAGCATCATGCTTGGAGGGACGGTTTAATCGAAGATTTGGCTCGTCATAACGACTGTGCTATGGCTTTGGCTCATGCACTTGACCAATTCAGTTATAAGACGCCCGCGTCGCCTGTAATTATGAAAACGATGAAGAAAGGCGAATGGGTTGGTGGTTCTACACGTCCTCAACGGACTGAAACTTCGGGTGTTGGTGGTAAAGTAATACGGAGGGTTGATTGATGCCGAGTAGAGAGCAACGGCTGAAGAAGTTTAATCGGCAAGACCCATCTGTACGTAGACATGGGCCTAAAAAGCGTCGCGTTGTCTACAAAGAGGCCATTGAGAAGATTCTCCTGAACGAAGGTAATGAGTGGCTTACTGCCGACGAAATTGCTCACAAGGCCAACAATTTCATTTCCTCTTATTGGACTCAACTCAATACTCACAGCGTTGCTGCTATACTTCGGATTTATGAGAAGGACAAGATTATTGAGTCTAAAAGAATGTTGGCGACTCAACCTAAGCGGTATCGCGTCATAGATTCTGAAAAACTATTTTGAAAAAAAATGTTGAAAATCGTTTGAGGGGGTAGGCATTGGATATAGAGATAGGCGGTGCAGATTTGGAAGCGCCGCAGTACAGCGTTTTTCGTGATTTTTCAATTGCACGGCCTTAAGGGGGGGAAGCCCCATTGTAGACCATGTCTACATCAGTAGTACTAGGAGTTGAAGCAAGCGCGGGCGTACCTGCGCGAATGATTGCCTGCCGTGAGGCGCTGGATGAGGCCGGCGCATCGGCAGAGTGGAGGGCTGCTCTCGGAGAGCGCACAGGCCTACGGGCCGACCTTCCAGACTGCACGACCCTATGGGGTTGGGCGCAGAGGGCAGGGCGTGAGATGCTCAGGGTCGTCTTCACAGACGGCAGCATTCACGACGTGGCCCACGCTGGCGACCTGAACGTGGCCCTCATCGAGAGCCACTTTGCCCGGTCTGTCTACGACAGCACCGGCTCAGACGGCGAGGGCGGCAGGGTCTACCGGGAGGTCACCCTTGACGGAGTGGTAGAGCGCACCACCGACAGGCAGACCACGTACACCGACTTGACCCTGACGACGAAGGAGGCTCAGGCCTGCCCCGCCGAGACATGCGGCGGCTGGCTGCACCCGGTCACCTTCACCTGTGGACGCTGCGGCGGCAACTTCCCGGAGGGAGGCGAGGTCGGAGTCCGAGAGGACGTAGCGAACCGGTACGAGCCGAAAGTCAAGGGCTTCTACCACATCGTCTTCGGTGAGAACGGCGAGGCCGTGAGCCTCACACCCCGAACCCTGACCCGCAGGAAGGGCAGCGACAAGGCCGGACTCAACCCGGAGTCGTGGGAAATCTTCGCTCGCTGGGAGCGCGGCGGCAAGCCGGCATGGGCGCAGCAGGCATTCGGCCTCGTGGCCGTGCAGGGGAACGACGGCACAACCTTCCTCCCGGTGGCCTTCCACCGAGAGCAGGCAGCAGCAGCCCGCGAGTGGGGCATCACCATTCAGGGCAACGGCCCGAACATGGGAATCAGGGAGGTGACGGAGTAGGCGCGGAGTGGGGGCCGCCTTCGGGCGGCCTCCCTCCCAACGCCGAAACGTTTTGTAACGGAGGTGAGAAGATGAGCAAGCGAAGCGAGAACGAGCGCCGGAAATCCGGCATCCCGGTGAAGCCGAAGCCGACCCCGGAGGGGAAGGACGGCGGCAGAACGAACGAGAAGATTGGCTCGGTCGCAGACCGGCCCCACGTCGGCATACCGCTAACGCCGAGCCGAGAGCGCAGGATGATTGACCTAGCGATTGAGTATTGGGACCACGACATGAGGGGGTCACCGTGCCTAGACGCAACGGCGACCTACTTCGGCATCAGACACCTGCTGCACTTCATGACTTCGATGAAGGACTTCCTCAGAGCCATGAGGAAGGGCGGCCACACCATCAGGCAGCGCACGAGCCTCATCCGCAAGAAGCCCTACACGGTGCAAGAGTTTTGTAACAGGCTAGACAGCATCCTCAACCGGGCGCAGGCCCACCACGAGGGGCGCGTTCCTGATGCGTGGGTCTTCACGACCCGCCACATCTACGAGGGCGACGAGAGCCACACGCACCACATTCACGCCACCGACACGCACGGCAGAGTTGTGGTTGATACGGCCCCGATGGGGAGCAACGACGACCGAGAGGTCACAGGAGTTTGGGGGGTGTGGTCTTGAGCGAGAGTTTTGTAACGGTTGTCTACCAACTCCCGCAGCCGCACACCGGCTTCAGATGTTTTGTAACGGAAGTTCCCGATGGGATGAGATTCGTCATGCCTACATGGGTGGGCTTCGATGGCTTCTGCCTCGGAGTCGCAATAGGGGGTGAGATTGATGGCGAGGGCTAAGTGCGACAAGAATGGATGCAACTTCGCCAACGCGAGAAGGGTGAAGCGTCACCCATTCAAGATAAAGAAAGGCGACTTGCACCGCGTCCCGATAGTTCGGTCTTGCCGGATTTGTGGGCGGTACTTGGTGGTGAGGCCATGAGTGACGAAGAACGTTTTGTAACGGAGGGATTTACCTTCGATACCTACGCGGGCCGTAAGGGTGCATGGGTTAAAGCGACCCGGTGCGTATGCCCCTACTGTGAAGCCGACAACATGACTGTTGAGATAATCGAGAGGGTTGACCCTGACCCTGTGGAAGAAGAAGGGCAAGAATGAATGTTTTGTAACGGAGGTATGTGTATGGATATAGACAACATGAACACCGAGCAGTTAGTTGCTTGGTTCGTGGACTACCAGCGCAGGCACACCGGCACAGGGTCAGGGACGAGTATGAGGGAGGCTGTGAAAGCACTCTTTTTCGCGTCCCGAAGTGTAGACGCGAACGTTGGGGCTGTATGGTCCCAACTGCTCGCGGACGACGCTGCTCTGAACCGCGTGATGCAGATGCTATGGAACCACGAGCCGGAGCCGCTAATCAGCGACGGAGCCTACCCTGAGTTGAATCTGATTGGGACTGACGCCCCTGACGATTCGGTTCGGGTTGCAGGCGCGTTCCTACCACGCAGGCTGCTCTGATTGAGTAGGGACGTTTTGTAACGACATGGGGATTACGTAAGCCCCCGCCTCTTGACTCAGGGGGGCGGGGGTGGGCTACCAGCCGCGAGGCTCGCGTTTTTTTTCGACAATATATCTCCCGTTACAAAACGTTTTTAGCCTGCCCGTTACAAAACGTTGGGGCGTTACAAAACGTTAGAGAGAGAGCGCGTTACAAAACGTTAGAGAAAGAGAACGTTACAAAACGTTCGTTAGAGAGAGAACGTTACAAAACTTGAGAGAGAGAGAGCGTTACAAAACGTGGTGGGCAGGCCGGCGTTGCAGCACCGGCCCGCCCTTGCGTTACAAAACGATTACTCGTCGTCTTGCT